GTTATGGGGCTGAACCGCTATGCCAAGATGGGACTTAAAGCATACAATCGAGGTACCTTTGAGAATCATATTATTTTAGATTGGGTTGAGGACGAATGAATGTTATAGGTCTAGGTCGCGCGGGATGCGCCATAGCTGATTGTTTTTCTAAGTTTCCTCAGTACGAAGTTTACAAATTCGATGTTGATGTCGAAGGAGACAACTGCTTCAAGATTCCTAAGAAGAAATCTCACGAAGAGTATGAAAAAAAGTTCCCAAACTTCAAAAAACGCTTGCAAAAGATCTCCGGAGATGTTATATTCATACTGTGTGGTGCAGGAAGCATCACAGGTGGCGCTCTGAGGCTCCTAGAGCAGCTCTCAGACGTTTCTGTAACTGTTCTGTACGTGGAGCCGGATGTGGCGATGCTAAGCGAAACTGAAGCGACACAGGAGAGGATAGTAAATAACGTTTTTCAAGAGTACGCGCGCTCTGGAATTTTTGAGCGCATGTATCTAGTTTCAAATTCTGAAATAGAAAAGTGCGTTGGCGATGTTCCTATCATTAGCTATTATGACACCATCAATCAGGCGCTAGTGAACACCTTACACATGGTAAATGTTTTTAAATATTCGGAACCAATTCTTGGTACATTTACCGAGCCTCATGAGATCGCTAGGATTTCTACGATTGGCATTTTGGACATCGAAAAAAGTGAAGAAAAATGGTTTTATGACTTGCAAATTCCGCGTGATGTGGTATACTATTATGGTATCAATGAGGATGACTTAAAGACTGACGGAACACTTTTTAAGAAGATCAAAGATTATATTAAAGAGAAGGTAGAAGAAAAGATTAANGTGTCCTACGGAGTATATAAAACGAATTATGAACAGAAATATTGTTATTGCGTTAAGTANAGNTCTGTGGTACAATCATATATAAACGAACTAGACGATCAGGATATTGGCTGATCGTACTCTAGCCCTAATGAAAGGAAACAAAATGGGTATTAACTTGGATAAGATGAGAGAGAAGCTGGCCACCCTTAAGGGGAACGGCGGCGACAGGGACAGCTTTTGGCGTCCCGAAGATGGGAACCAGGACATTCGTATTGTCCCCACTCCCGATGGAGACCCCTTCAAGGAGAAGTGGTTCCATTATAACCTAGGAAACACGCCGGGATTTTTATGTCCCAAGCGCAACTACGGAGACGAGTGTCCCGTGTGCGAATTCGCGTCCCAGCTGTGGCGTGATGGCGTAGATAACAATGATGATGGAAGCAAGAAGGTTGCTAAGAGCCTGTTTGTACGACCGCGCTTCTTCTCCCCTGTGATGGTTCGCGGCGAAGAGGATAAGGGTGTGCGTATCTGGGGCTATGGCAAGATGGCTTATGAAAGTCTTCTTGGCCTCGTGCTTAACCCGGAATATGGTGATATTACCGATCCGGAGACCGGCACTGACCTTACGATGACTTATGGAAAGCCGGCTGGTGCTTCCTTCCCTCAGACGAAGCTGGTGCCTCGTCGACGCAGTTCCGAACTGTGTGAGGATATGACTCCAGAGAAGTGCACGGAATTGCTTGAAAGCATTCCAGATCTGGAAGGCCTCTTTGAGCGTAAGACCCCCGAAGACGTCGGTGCACTTCTCGATACCTTTGTAAACTCGGACTTAGAGGATCCCGAGGCGGTTTCGTCCGAAACCCAAAAGTTCGGTGGTACTTCTACAACCACTGACGAAGAAACGAACGCTGTTGACCAAGCGTTTGCCGAGCTGGGCGCTCTGTAGTCCAGCCTTCCACTCCCGCAGGGAGGCCCGGGGTTACAGGGGTCTCAAATATTTTATAGAACTAACAACAGAAAGAAAATAATAAAATGGCAGCTACAACAAAAGAGTATTACGCGGACGTTACTCCTTCCATGAGCAAACTATTAACCCTGGTGGTGCCCTCCTTGGGGCACGACACTTCGGCCGCTTTAAAGGATTTACTAGATAATAGTTATGATGCAGAAGCTGACGCGGTAGAGGTCTGCATCTTACAAGATAATGACACAAAAGAAATAAACGGCTATCACATCTCTGATAACGGTCATGGCATGGATGACAAAACTCTGATAGAATCTAGTAGGTTTGCTACAGATATTTCGCACGTTGCCGGTGATGCCGGTAAGTTTGGGGTGGGGGGAACAATCGCAAGTTTTACCTTGGCAAATAGAAAAGTTACTCTCACGCGCGCAAAGGGATCTCAAGAAATAATATGCGCAGAAATGAATATAAAATGGTTTAGTGATCCGAAGTTTGATGGCAATCAGGCGTGTTTGATAAGAAACCCCACCAAAGACGAAATAAGGATTTTCAAAGAAAACGTCGGCGCGCATGGAACTTGCATACTTTTGACAGACTTGAAAGAACCAGAATATAAAGCAGCCCATTTCCTGGCCAAGAAGATTGAAAAGGAATTTGCAGTTGCCTTTCACCGAAGGCTAACAAGTAATAAAAAGATTGCAATCAAGTACAACGATAAGACGGTGGAGGTGGTATCTCGCGATCCTCTATATTTTGATCAGCCAGAGAAGCTGCTGAGTAGTTACAATGAGACAATAGATTTTAAGGGGGGCAAAATTCAAATGAGGTTTTCTATTTTGAATTTAGATTTGTTTCGACCCCCTTTAAAGTCCTATGATATGCAGGGGATCTATGTTACTCGCAACGACCGAATGATAATGGAGGGGGCAAGCTTAGGGATATGGCCAAATCACCCAACCCGGAATGCGGGCCGTGTTGAAATTTGCTTTTCAGAAGAATTAGACGATGACTTTGGACTTACTGCGACAAAGAACAGGGTCATCTTGAGCAACGATTTGAAAAATAAAATTAAGCCTCTCGTTGATAAGTTCAAGGCGCTTGTGACAAGTCACGCGTTGCAAAGAAAGCCAGGGAAAGACATTTCCGACCAGATTGCGAAAGAAGATCGTTCTTTTTCGGACATGCTTAAAACCAATGGCGCCTCTTTGCAGCTACCGTCCTCGAGCCTCCCAGGCACGGAAAAGATTGAAAGGAATGGCCACCCAACCGGCAAGAAAAAGGGTTCTGTTAAGTCAAAGGGCACCGGGATCAAAAGAAGAGCCAAAAAGGTTGTAGCGCCAGAGTTTGAATATGTTCAGGCGCCGAGAGTAAAAGAGCATGTTTGGTATGAATTTAATGAAGATTTAACAATGAAAATTAAGATCAACACTTCGCATCCTTATGTTCGTGATATGTATATTAAAGGTACTCAGGAAACCAAGCGCAGTCTGCGGGTGTGGTGGGCTGCAGAGTGTATGGTGAGATATGATTATTATGGCTCTGATGAGGAGCCAACCGTTGAATCATATTCTAACTTGGTGGCTGAAAAGCTAAGCAAGGTGTATAGTGTTGTCAAATAGTCGCGACTTCTCGTGACCCTAAAAATAGTGGAGAGAAAATGGCAAAGTCAAAATCAAAAGTAGGGACGGTGTCCGTAACGGATCTACGGTCCCTCATTAACAAGGCTTCCGGAATGGAAGTCGCATACAACCTCAACGAGGAGAATCCAACCGAAGTTAAGGAGTGGATTCCCACAGGATCTCGCTGGCTCGATAGTATTATCTGTCGTGGTCATCTTGCCGGCATTCCTGTTGGAAAGATTTCGGAGATCGCTGGTTTAGAATCAACAGGCAAATCTTTTATGGCAGCACAAATCGCCGGCAACGCCCAGCAAATGGGCATGAATGTAATCTACATGGACGCTGAGTCTGCGATCGATCCGACCTTCTTGGAACGCGCCGGGTGTGACTTAGAGACCCTTATTTACGTACAAGTTCAATCAGTCGAGCAAGTACTTGAAACTATTGAACAAATCCTCAATAGTGGATCGGAAAGAACCCTGTTTATTTGGGATTCGCTCGCCCTTACACCATCCATTTCAGATGTAGAGGGAGATTTCAACCCCCAATCGTCGATGGCAGTGAAGGCTCGCATCCTCGCCAAGGGAATGTCCAAGCTAACTATTCCTATTGCGAATAGTCAGTCAACGTTTTTAGTTCTGAACCAGTTGAAGACTAATATTACAAGGTTTCCTGCGGAGGCGATGACCACTCCATACGTTACACCCGGAGGCAAGGCTATGATTTATGCCTACTCTTTGCGCGTGTGGCTGACGGGACGCAAGGCTAAGGCGAGCTTTGTTCTGGACGATAACGGATTCCGCATTGGATCAGAAGTTAAGGTCAAGCTAGAGAAGTCTCGCTTTGGAACGCAGGGACGTAATTGCGCCTTCAAGATCCTATGGGGAGAAGATGTGGGAGTCCAAGATGAGGAATCTTGGCTCGAAGCTATTAAGTCTTCGGAGAATCTTAAGAGAGCCGGCGCGTGGTATTCTTTGGTACATGATGACGACTCGGAAGAAAAGTTTCAGGGCTCTCATTGGGTTGAGAAGCTACAGGATGAGCGGTTTAGACAACGCGTCTTCGATATTATGGATGAGGAAATCATAATGAAGTTCGATAATCGCACAGGGAATGCACAAGATCATTACACTTTAGACGATGAGTAACTATTTATTATTGACGATTATGTCATCAATATAAAGGAATAGTATAATGAAACAATTATTATTAGACACTGTGGCTTTGGGCAAGAGTGTTTTGCTGCTCCGCGAATCGCGTGAGCTTTATCTACTCTTGGGAGCAAACAGTGCTGTTGCTCTTGTTGTCGGTCTTGTTGTTGGCCACTGCTCTGTACTTTAGGAGCGAGAAATGAAGTTAACCAAACAAAGGCTAAGAGAGATTATTAGGGAAGAGCTCCAGGCTGTTGTGACTGAAGACCTCGGATCCGGAATTCAGTGGTCAAAACATAATCTGGCCCCTTCGGGCATGCGAGGTGATGTCTATAATGCCGAGGATGAGGAAATTATACAGCAAGCCCTAGGGCCTGAATACTACGTTGCCAAGTATCAATACGGCGCCTCGGGAATGACCGGCCAGGAAGCACAACAAGCCGCGACCGCAGAGTTCAATAAGTATGTTGCTCGACCAACTCCCGGGCCCGGTGGAGAAATTGTCGTAATGCCACAGAAAACTCTCGAAGGCGAAGGTGGCCGTGTTCACTATTTTAAGATGGCGCATGACCGAGATGAAGATGGCAACATGTATGCCAAGCTCGTGACTTAAAATGAAGCTGACTAAGCAAAGACTAAGAGAGATTATCAAGGAAGAGCTTGCTATCGCAAATCTTCCAGAGGCCAAGTACGAAAAGGGATCGCCAGAGTATGCCGCGGCATTGGGGCGCTTTCA